ATACGAGATCACTGTGTGACTGGAGTTCAGACGTGTGCTCTTCCGATCTGCTGGAACGGCTGCTGACCGCGGCCATGGGCTTTGCAAACGGACTGGAAGCGGGCCTTTGCGCCGCAGAAAAGGAGGGCAGCCATGCAGGTAATTCGTAAGGAGCCGGGAAAACCGCCCCGATTGGTGGAGATCCCGAACACACTCAAGGCGCTGCAGCAGGCGGTGGGCGGCTACATCGAAACGGTGAGCTTCTGTGAGGATGCCTTGGTCATCTGCAACGAAGAAGGCCTGCTGATGGGTCTTGCACCGAACTGCAGCTTTCTGGGCATCCCCTTCGTGGGAACCATCCTGATCGCCGGCCGGTCCGGGGAGGAGTTCTGCAGCCTGAGCCATACGGCCCAGCAGCTGCTCCTCTCTCAGCTGGGAACCGGCGAACAACCGTGAACATACAGGGAGGAATACAAGATGAACGTGATCAAGATCGAACCCGGCTGCACCCCGCAGCTGGCCCGCGTGGAGGAGATCAGTGTCCGGGCGCTGAGCGAGGAGCTGGGCGGCGGCATCGAGGTCTGGAACATGGACCCCTGCGGCCGTTTCATGGCGGTCTGCCGGGCAAACGGAGCGGAGCAGGGCCTGCCGGTGAACTGCCGCATCCCCTATCTGGGGTGCGTTCTGTACGGCACCGTCTGTGTGCTCCGCCGGGATTACAACCAGCTGGGCGCAGGTGTGCAGGAAAGCGATCTGTCCCGCATCGAAGGGCTGTACCAGCCCCTGAAGGAGGAGATGAGCGCATGACGCAAGAACGGATTTTTGAGGAGCTGAACCGGATCGGCGTTCCCACAAACGTGCGGGGCCGGGACTACATCGAGACGGCGCCGAACCAGCTGCTGCAGCATCCGGGCCGCCGGTATGCCATCACCAGGGAGCTGTACCCCATGGTGGCAGAGGTTCACGGCACCACCGCCGCCCGGGTGGAGCGGGCCATCCGGCACGCGATCGCGAATGCCTTCACCCGGGGCAATCTGGAGTACCTGAACCGCTACTTCGGCTATACAGTGGATTCCCGGAAGGATAAGCCCACCAATTCGGAATTTCTCACCATGGTGGCGCGCCGTCTGCAGATGAAAGGAGAGAATCAGCATGATCCGGATCAACAGTCTTGAGGCAGAGAACGTCAAGCGCATCCGCGCCGTGAAGATCGAGCCCACCGCCACCGGCCTCACCGTGGTGGGCGGGCGGAACAATCAGGGCAAGACCAGCGTGCTGGACGCCATCGCCTGGGCACTGGGCGGCGAGCGATACCGCCCCAGCGCGGCCCAGCGGGAAGGCAGCGCCATCCCGCCCCGGCTGAAGGTCACCCTCTCCAACGGCATCGTGGTGGAGCGCAGCGGCAAAAATTCCAGCCTGAAGGTCACCGACCCCATGGGCAACAAGGCGGGCCAGAAGCTGCTGGACGCCTTTGTGGAGGAGCTGGCGCTTGACCTGCCCAAGTTCATGGAAGCCAGCGGCAAGGAGAAGGCCCGCACTCTGCTGCAGATCATTGGGGTGGGCGACCAGCTCATGGCACTGGAGCGCAAGGAGACCGAGCTGTACAACCGGCGCCATGCCATCGGGCAGATCGCCGACCAGAAGAAGAAATACGCCCAGGAGCTGCCCAGCTGGGAGGGAGTGCCCGCCGAGCCGGTCAGCGCCTCCGAGCTGATCGCCCAGCAGCAGGAGATCCTTGCCCGGAACGGGGAAAACCAGCGCAAGCGGGACCAGTTGGCCGAGATCACCCATGCCAAGCACCGGTACAGGGATGAGCTGGAGCGGCTGGACGAGCGCATCGAGATGCTGAAAAAGCAGCGGGAGGAGCTGCTGGAGCAGTACAATACGGCGGCCAGCCAGGAGGAGACCGCCCGCAAAACGGTCCTCCAGCTTCAGGACGAATCCACCGCCGAGCTGGAGGAGAACATCCGCAGCATCGAGCTGGTGAACATGAAGGTGCGGGCGAATCTGGACCGGGAGCGGGCGGAGGAGGAATCTGCGGAGTATGCCCGCCAGTATGCGGCGCTCACCGCCCAGATCGACGAGACCCGGGCCGAGAAGCTGGCCCTGCTGGAAGGGGCGGACGTGCCGCTGCCGGGCCTTTCGGTGCAGGACGGCGAGCTGACCTACAAGGGCCAGCAGTGGGACAATATGTCCGGCTCCGAGCAGCTGATGGTGGCCACGGCCATCGTGCGGCGGCTGAATCCGGAGTGCGGCTTCGTGCTGCTGGACAAGCTGGAGCAGATGGATCTGGACACCATGCGCGGCTTCGGCGCCTGGCTGGAGCAGGAGGGCCTGCAGGCCATCGCCACCCGGGTCTCCACCGGCAGCGAGTGCCAGATCATCATTGAGGACGGGTATGCGAGCACGGGCCCCACAGTGGCGCAAGACGCTGAGGGAAGCGAGCATTTTGGCTGCCAGCGGCAGGCAAAACCGTCTGTCCGGTCTGCGCAGCAGACGCCGGGCCGAATCCTGCCCGGCGAGGACGGGTATGCGAGCGCGGGCCCCGCAGCAGCCCAGGCAGACCCCCAACCCGCAAGCACTCCCACACAGGAATCCCCCAAACAATGGAAAGCAGGTGAATTTTAATGGCATTTCCCATCACGAGCGGTGTGCAGAAAAAGGCCCAGAAGGCGGTCATTTATGGCCCCGAGGGCATCGGCAAAAGCACCATGGCGGCCCGGTTCCCCGGCGCGCTCTTCATCGACACCGAGGGCAGCACCGCCGGCATGAATGTGGACCGTCTCCCGGCCCCGGCCAGCTGGTCCATGCTCATGGACGAGGTAATGTATGTGCGGGATAACCCCTCGCTCTGCCGCACTCTGGTGCTGGACACCGCCGACTGGGCGGCCCAGCTCTGCACCCGGCATATCTGCGAAAAGGCGGATAAAAAGGGCATCGAGGACTTCGGCTACGGCAAGGGCTATGTGTATGTGGCCGAGGAGTTCGGCCGCCTGTTGAATCTGCTGCAGGAGGTGGCGGACCGGGGCGTTCATGTGGTGCTCACCGCTCACGCCAAGATCCGCAAGTTCGAGCAGCCGGACGAGATGGGCGCCTACGACCGCTGGGAGCTGAAGCTGGCAGGCAAGGAGGAAAAAAGCCTTTCTGCCCTGGTCAAGGAATGGGCAGACCTGGTCCTCTTCGCCAATTATAAGACCTACTCGGTGGCGGTGGACGATAAGGGCCAAAAGCGCAAGGCCCAGGGCGGCGCCCGGGTGATGTATACCACCCACCACCCCTGCTGGGACGCCAAGAACCGGCACGGCCTGTCCGATGAGCTGCCCTTTGACTATTCCGCCATCGCCCATATCTTCGACGGGGCGGTGCCCTTTGCCACCGCAGCCGCCGCAGGGGTCACTCCGGCAGCGCAGCCGGCCGGGGCAGCGAATACACCGCCCGCCCCGCAGCCGGACCCTGCCCCCAGCCAGCTGGAATTGACCCAGCCCGCCGCCCAGCCGCCGGTCATGGTGGAGGACGACCTGCCCCGGCATACCCCGCCCCAGACCCAGGCCGACGGCCTGCGCAAGGACGCGGACTGGCAGCAGCAGCGGCAGGCCCAGCTGGAAGGGGAGGGCATCCCCAAGGCGCTGGCCCAGCTGATGGCCCAGAACCAGGTGGACCCGGACGAGATCCAGGCGGTGGTGGGTGCCAAGGGCTATTATCCCGTGGATACCCCCATCCATGTGTATGCCCCCGGCTTTATCCAGGGGGTTCTGGTGGGCGCCTGGTCCAGCGTGTTCGACGCGGTGGTGAAGAACCGGGACGTGCCGTTTTAAGTCAACCCCAAGTCAATCTGGAAGTTAACCGTTATAACAACTGTTACAACAACCAAAAGCATCGCCGCATCTGTTGCAACAAGCGATTAAACAAGTGATAAGCAATGGAGCAGGCGATAAGCAATGGAGCAGGCGATAAAACAAGCAATCAATCAAGAAATCAATCAAGCAATCAATCAAGCAATCAAGGAGGAAACTACAATGGCAAATGAACGTGAATTCGGCTGGGAAGACGTTATCGAGAACGACGGCGGCGCGTGGGAGCTGCTGCCCGAGGGGGATTATTCCTTCACGGTGGTCAATTTTACCCGGGGCCGCCACCCCGGCTCAGCCAAGCTGCCGCCCTGCAACAAGGCGGTGGTCACACTGGCGGTGCAGGGCCCCAGCGGCGTGGTCAATATGGATCACAACCTCTTTCTCCACTCCAAGTGCGAGGGCCTGCTGTGTGCCTTTTTCACGGCGCTGGGCATGCGCAAACACGGAGAGCAGCTGCGCATGAACTGGCCGGGAATCGTGGGCAAGACCGGCCGCTGTCACATCGCGGTGCGTACCTATAAGAAGGATGACGGCACCGAAGGCCAGTCCAACGACATCAAAAAGTTCCTGGAGCCGGAGCAGCCGGTGAGCGCCGCCACCGCTGGCCAGGGCTGGACCGCGGGAGCGTTCTGAGATGGAACTGCGGCCATACCAGAGCGAAGCGAGGCAGGCCGTGCAGAGAGAGTGGGCCGAGGGCCGGCAGCGTACGCTGCTGGTCCTGCCCACCGGCTGCGGCAAGACCATCGTATTCGCCAAGATCACAGAGGACCGGGTCAAGCTGGGGGAGCGGGTGCTGATCCTGGCCCACCGGGGGGAGCTGCTGGACCAGGCCGCCGATAAGATCAAGTCGGCCACCGGCCTGGGCTGCTCGGTGGAAAAGGCGGAGCAGTCCAGTCTGGGCAGCTGGTTCCGGGTCACCGTGGGCAGCGTCCAGACCCTCATGCGGCAAAAGCGCCTGTCCCGCTTTGCACCCGATCATTTCGATACCATCATCATCGACGAGGCCCACCACGCGGTGTCCGGCAGCTATACCGCCATCCTGGACTATTTCAGCGCCGCCCGGGTGCTGGGAGTCACCGCCACACCGGACCGGGGCGATATGCGCAACCTGGGCCAGATCTTCGATTCGCTGGCCTATGAATACACCCTGCCCCAGGCCATCCGGGAGGGCTATCTCTGCCCCATCAAGGCGCTCACCGTGCCCCTGCGGCTGGATCTGTCCGGCGTGGGCATGAGCGGCGGCGACTTCAAGTCCGCGGATGTGGACAGCGCCCTGGACCCCTATCTGGAGCAGATCGCCGCCGAGATGGAGACCCAGTGCAAGCACCGCAAAACCGTGGTCTTTCTGCCGCTGGTCAAAACCAGCCAGAAATTCCGGGATATCCTCACCGCCCACGGCTTTTCGGCCGCCGAGGTGAACGGGGAAAGCGCCGACCGGGCCCGGATCCTGGAGGACTTTACCGCCGGGAAATATAACGTGCTGTGCAACTCCATGCTGCTCACCGAAGGCTGGGACTGCCCCGCCGTGGACTGCGTGATCGTGCTGCGTCCCACCCGGGTGCGCAGCCTGTACTGCCAGATGGTGGGCCGCGGCACCCGCCTTGCCCCGGGCAAGGAGCATCTTCTGTTGCTGGATTTTCTCTGGCACACCGAGCGGCAGGAGCTCTGCCGCCCCGCGGATCTGATCTGCGAGAGCCGAGAGGTGGCTCAGAAGATGACCGAGAATCTGGAAGAGGAGGCGGGCGGCGCACCGATGGACATCCAGCAGGCGGAGGAAAAGGCTGCCAGCGATGTGGTGGCCCAGCGGGAAGAAGCACTGGCTAAGCAGCTGGAGGAGATGCGCCGGCGCAAGCGTAAGCTGGTGGACCCGCTGCAGTACGAGATGAGCATCCAGGCCGAGGACCTGACCGGCTATGTGCCCAGCTTCGGCTGGGAGATGGCCCCGCCCAGCGCCGGGCAGGTGAAAACGCTGGAAAAGCTGGGCATCCTGCCGGACGCAGTGGAAAACGCCGGCAAGGAGATCGGAAGAGCGTCGTGTAGGGAAAGAGTGT